AACAACCTCTTCAACAACTGGTTCTGGTTCAGCAACAACCTCTTCAACAACTGGTTCTGGTTCAGCAACAACCTCTTCAACAACTGGTTCTGGTTCAGCAACAACCTCTTCAACAACTGGTTCTGGTTCAGCAACAACCTCTTCAACAACTGGTTCTGGTTCAGAAGCAACTTCTTCAGCAACTGGTTCTGGTTCAGCAGAGACTTCTTCAGCAACTGGTTCTGGTTCTGGTTCTGGTTCTGGTTCTGGAAAGACTTCTTCAACAACTGGTTCTGGTTCTGGTTCAGCGGCGGCTTCTTCAGCAAGTTGTTCTGGTTCAGCAGCAACTTCTTCAACAATTGGTTCTGGTTCAGCAGCAACTTCTTCAACAATTGGTTCTGGTTCAGCGGCGGCTTCTTCAGCAACTGGTTCTGGTTCTGGAACAACTTCGGCAACGATATTTATATCATTCTCAGTTAAAACATCCATATTCTGAGTTTCGTCAGACATTATATATATATTGAATAAAAAAACATATATACAATTACCCTAAATATCAAATACTAAAAATTACATATATTTTTCCAAAATACATGAAGGTATTAAGTTATTTTTTATATTTTCTAATTTTTTAAAGCATTTATTTATTGTAACTTCACTTACACCACAAATTACTTTAATATCCAATTTATTTATATTCATATTGCAATTTTGTGCTATAAAATATACGATTCCCGCTGCAATTGAATGTGGTGTATTGTCATTTATAATATTATTATCTTCGACTTTTTTTGCAATGAACTTGGACAACATTGTAAGCTCATTATTCATATTTAATTTACTACAATATCTTTCTATGAATGCAGATGGTTTAGTAGAACATAATTCTGTTTGTCGAGATGGCTCATAATTACGCTGTATGTTATGTAAAATACTAACAGCCATTGAACAACCATTTGTAGCACTTGTTTTATCCAATTTAAATATTTCAGCTATTTCATGAGCAGTTCTAGGACAACCATTTAGTCTACAAGAAATATAAATAGATGCGGATTTAATGCCATCGCGATTCATTCCCCTAAACATTTTTTGTTCTGATATATCTTTATGTATCGCCATTGCATCATCTATAAATATTTTAGGTATACCTGCATTTTGTGCCATAATAGTTATAAATTGAAATTCATCATATAATGACTTTTCTTTATGTGGCATGGATTGCCATTCAGTCCATTTACGAATTTTGCGCATTTCATAAGTTGATTTAGTTGAACATAACACTTTACAACCAAATGAGGATTCTACTAAAAGAGGATTGATCGGATTACCACATCTTGTCGGATCATTTGTATTCTTATCATCTGCACCATAAAATCTCCATTCGGGTGAATAATCTAACGTATTTTTATAAATAATGCCACACGAATTATTCGAACAAATTGGAAATCCTTCTTCTGATATAACTAATATTCCATCACAAAATCCACACATACCCGATTCTTTTATTTGATTCACAGAATTTTCATATAAACATTCCATCTTGTTATTATACGCAGTTAATGTATTTGTAGTAATATCTTTACTATCTACATCAAATGCTTCCCATAATTTGGATTTATCTACTTCTGATAAGTTCGATTTCTTTTTCTGTGTCTTTTGTTTTAAATTTTTATTTTTTTGATGTGGTACTATATCTTCTTTAATAACGTCATTTTGTATATCTGTGTTGTATGAACTATTCCTCTGTATATGCTTCTTTTTTACACGGATTACGAATGTATTATTTGTATCTTCCATTAAATTATATCTATTTAACAAATTAAATCGATATAAATAAACGCAATCAATTTTTATATGTATATAATATATAAATATGGCAGCTCTATTATCAAAACTTGCAACAAATCCAGAAATGCAAAAAATTGCGGCTAGTGCCGCCGGAAATATTGTAGATAGTGTAGCTGATGATACAAAAAAAGGTACTATTGCTGAACTACCAGTAAAACCAATCGAAACAACAACAGTAAAACCTGCCGAAATATCAGCAGCTACAATATCTGCAAAAAGCGATGATATTTTTATACAAATAGGAGAAAAGTTATGCTCATCTATACAAGAAATTGTTGAATCCAAGCAATATACGATTATCGATAATATTAATAAAACGATTACAAGACATTTGGAAAGCGATAGTGTTAAAGATGTAATATCAAAAAAAATCGAAGAGACATTAAATTCTCTACCAACAAATAAAGAGGAATTAATTAAAAATGTGAATGAACGAATTAAAGAAACTGTAAATGCAGAAATTGAAAGAACTTTTACAAATCCGGATACATTTGAAAAAATAAAGGACAAATTAAAATCTATAACAGATACACCTACAAAGACATCTGAAACAAATAATCCTCAAATTACCGGCGGAACAAGGAGAAATAAGTCTAATAAAAAAAAACTAAATAAGAGAAAAAAATCGTTAAAAAAAAACAATAAATAAAAAGATAAAAGTGGATGGCACTTATGAAATTAACTATATATTAGATTTTTAGTAATCATTACCACTGTCATAATCAGTTTCCACGTCAGCTACATAATCCGGGTATACTACATCTAACCAATTGATAAATTCTTCTTTATTCAATGGTTCTATTTGTGAAGTAAGTTGTACTAAATTATCTCCTGCAAATGCTTGTGATCCTGCATGCAATTTGCTCATTATAGCTGAAATTTCGAATGAATTGAACCCCTTGTTTTTTAATATTGGCATTATCTCTGATATTTCTTTATCATTAAAATTACCACCGCGGATAGTTTTTCTTTTTAGGTTTTTTTGTTTTTTTTCTCTTTTATTTGTCTTTTTTCTATAGTTCCTTTTTTTTGTTTGTATTTTTTTAGATTGTTTTCTTTTAGTTTGTCGATTTACCATATTATATATAATATATTGAGATTATAAATATATTATAGGTTAAAACTGATTTTTTTTTCTAATTTTTCTAAAATATCAGGACTATATACTAAATTACCAGTTGGTTTATAATTATTTATAGGCGTGTACTGTTTTTGATTACTATTTGCGAGTGTATTTGATTGTGTAGTTTTATCTCTATCTCCAAACATATGCAAATCTGGATTTGAATTATCCATTTCTTCTGTGGTTTTTTTCTCAACTATATTTCCCTTTTCATCCAAAACAACACCCAGTTTCTTTTTTATTTCATTTCTTACATAGGATGGGACCCATGTATGCCATGATACAAACAAGGTATTTGGATGGACATATTTTACAAAAAATCCATTTTTCTCTAATTGAGATACTAAATATCCTATACAATCGCCTTTATCATAAATAGGTTCTCCAACAATGTATTCAGGAACTAAAAACCAAATAAATGTATCGCCTTGTTTGCTTCTGGCTGTATATTGAACTCGTTTATGAACACGATTTAATATTTTATTAAATATTGATAATTGTTTTAGATCTCTGCGTTGACGTTTATCGTATAAATCGTCTATATTTATCTTACTACCAGATTCTTCTTCGTGATCGAAAATAAATATGGATGACATCCTATTATAAACTTATAGTTATTTTTACTATATACATATAAAAATTATATAATAAAAACTAAATTTTAATAATAATATAATGGATATTCCAAGTGAATTGGAGAACATACAAAATGAAACAATTATAGACAAAGAAGCAAAAATAAAGCATTTGGTAATTTCTGGAGGCGGACAGACGGGCCTTACTTTTTATGGTATCCTGCGAGAATCCAATAAATATGGTTTATGGAGCATAGAAAATATCAGATCTATTTATGCTACATCAATCGGATCGTTTATAGGTGTAATTTTATGTTTGAAATATGATTGGGATACATTAGATAATTATTTTATAAGGCGCCCATGGGACAAAGTATTCAAATTCGACCTATATTCTATCATCAACGCTTTTGAAAAAAAAGGCATTTTTGATATTAAACTATTTGAGGAAATGTTCTCTCCTCTTTTTTTAGGAATGGATGTTTCATTATCTATAACAATGAAAGAATTTTATCATTTGAACAACGTTGATTTACATATTTATGCTACAGAATTAAACAGTTTCGAATTAATTGATATATCACATACAACACATCCGGATTGGCGAGTAATTGATGCTGTATATGCATCATCTACTTTACCTATTGTATTTTCGCCATTCATTCATGGAGAACATTGCTATATAGATGGTGGGGTTTTATTGGATTATCCAATAAAAAAATGTTTAAATAGTGGAGCGATTTCAGATGAAATATTGGGTATATTTAAAGAAAGTCCTGTAGATGATTCTACGATAGTTAATGAAAAATCAAATTTTTTTGATTATTTGATAATAATTTTTAAAAATATTATGACCAAAATGTTGAATTTATATAATAAAGAGCACGAGACAAAAAATGCTAAAATAAAACACGAAATTGCAGTTTTAGATAATGTTGTATCATTAGATAAAATGTTAAGTGCGGCTTCTTCTTCAGAAGAACGTCAACGATTAATACAATTTGGTGCGGAATTGTTTTCACAGCATATTGAGTGTACTATCTAAAAAATAGTAGAGGATTTTGTTCTACTATTGGTTTAGGTGCTTTCCTTGTTCTAGTAAGCTTAATCGTCTTATCGCGAACGCATTTGAAATCAGCATTGCGGATATAACCATATTTGCAAACATTAACGCATCGGCGAGTCAAGGGGTTTCGTTCTTTTCCATCAGGACATGTTTTCAACGTTTTTTTGATGGATGAAATACGATTAATCTTTGTTGGAGTAGAGTTAGAAATGCGATTCACCCTTTCTTTATCAATCTTAATATCAATATTATTTGCGATTGTTATTATTTCGTTTAGTTTTGCAATATTAATATTTTCATTACTTATTAATACGTGGTTTTCAAAATGTTTGCCATACTTTGATAAAATACCATTTTCTAATAAAATTTTCTCAAATTCATTTAAAACTTGCTCTGGCATATATCGCATAAATACATTTGGATTAATCATATTATAAAACAATGTTCTCAATTCACTCGCGAAGTTGGGTTCAATTAAATGTGAAGTTCTATTAAGTACATACATAAATGCAATACCAGTTCCATATATATCAATAGTTCGTATTACGCGTTCTAAAAATTCATTATAATTGCGTTCATTTATATCTTTAACAATGAAATTATACGAATCTAGACACATTTCATCCCACATATTCGAATTATTTGGTAATACGTAATGTAGAAAGGTTTTAATACTATCATTAGTTTGAGCTCGTTCTATAAAATATGTTTTATGCAGTTTTTCTTTCTCGGTAGTACTTAATTTTGCTATTTCTAAATAATTATTTTTATTCATAAATTCCATTTCTAGTGGAAACGACCAATGTAATCTACCAAAGCTATATCTAGAATTATTGGAATCATTACGTATTTCATCCATCGTTGTCATCAATCCAAAATCAATAAAGTTTGTTCTATTCTTATCCTCATTATAAACAATATTCTGCGGTTTTAAGTCATGATGTGAGATTCCATTGTCATTAAATATTTTTAATCCCAATAAAATACGCTGTGCTTCTATCCAAAATTTCTCTATTTTTTCTACGGTTGCATCAGTTTTTCGAAAACGTCTCATTTTATTTGTATATTGTTGTAAATTATCACCACCATCATTCATAATAAGTAAATTGTAGTCTTTTATAGAATTTCCTTTAAACCGTTCACACATATTAACCGCTTGTTTTGCAGAATCATCGTTTTCTGGAACACAAGATACTGGTTTACCTAAATAAAATTTATTCGATTTATCTACTTGTTGTATTTTTTTATATTCTCCCATTTCAGTTCTCGAATGCTTTTTTGTCATTAATTTTGATACTTTATTGGTGTAATCTACTTTTTTATTTTTACACTTCAAACTCGGCTTATGAACGCATCCATAAGTGCCTTCACCAATTACGTTCGGTTCCATTATGATGTATAATATACTATATAATATACAGTATATAATATAATTCATTCGACATCTAAAATTTACGATAATATTGTATCTACAAACTTTTCCAATGATGATTTACTAATCTTTGCGTCAAAATCAACTGTCTCCCCATCACTTAATGCCATTTTTAATGTAGGATATGAATCGATTCCATATTGGTCAATATAATTTTGGACTTTTGCTTTTTGTTCTGGATTATTATCATTACTATCTTCAGTGCAATCTATATCATGGCATACTATTTTATAATTATTCACTACTTTCCCATCATATTCGTCAGAAAAACTCTTCCAATCAGGTATAGCCTTTCTACAATGAGGACACCAATCTACGTGAAAAAAGAATATATCAGCAGTTTTATCGCGTGAAGTAGAGTTTGCTACATCTTTAAATTTATTTTGAGATATTTTAGAGAGAGCGAATTTTTTATATGCGTAAATTGCTGCAGTAATAAATATAAGAAGTATGACAAATATTAGTATATAATTACTGTAGGGACGAATATACTTTAGGATCAAATTAACTATGTTTAACATTTATTTGTATATATTGATAATATATTAAAATATCGATATAAACTAATTCATTTGTTAACAAAATATAAAAATCAGCATTTATAAATTTATCATTATTATATAAAAACTATAATTCTATACCGTTTGCCGATATGAGAAAAACAGTTAAGAGAACTTCAAACAAACATAATATAACTGTTAAAAAACCATACAATGAAACTGATTATCAAAGTAATGATGGTATGCTTACTAGCGTATGGGGACCAAGTGCATGGCATTTGCTTCATACGATGAGTTTTAATTATCCAGTTAAACCGTCTAAAGAAGATAAAAAACATTATCGTGATTTTATATTAAGTTTAAAATGGACATTACCCTGTGGAAAATGTAGGAAAAATTTATTAAATAATTTTAAAAAATTGCCATTAGAAATGCGACATATGAAATCGAGAGCTACGTTCTCCAAATATGTATATGATTTACATGAATTAATTAATACTATGTTAAATAAAAAATCAGGGTTAACCTATGATATGGTCCGTGAACGGTATGAACATTTTAGATCTAGATGTACCAAATCAATTCAAGAAATGGAAGATATATTGAGACAACACAAAATTAATACTATGCAAGAAAATGAGAAAGGTTGCGTAGAACCACTATATGGAGAAAAATCAAAATGCATTTTGAAAATTGTCCCTCAAACTGAAAAATGCGATACATTTCAAATAGATAATAAATGCATTAAACGTAAGCTATAACCTATTATGATAATATCATAAATAATATATTATTATCATATCAATTATTTCTATATTGAAGTATTATGGTATTTTAACATACGATAAACTACTTACATGTAAACCTGCCAAAATAGATGGTTTGACACCAGTATCTTTAGCACAATTTAAGCAAAAACTGATATCATCTGATATTAAATCGCATTTATCACTGCTAATTTGATGAACATTTAAACGGAAAAATGGATATTGCATTCTTTCAAATATAGAACGATGGATTCGAACAAACCCAAATTCAGCATAATCTACCTCTATTAATCTATTCGGATCGCTTTTTTCTACATTAACAAGATCTTCATATGATATTACTGGCATACTACCATGTTCTTTATGAAATTCTTCGTCCCATTTACCTGCGACTACTATTTTACTACCATTATCGCTATTCGTTGACTTCCATCCACATACAAAAGGGTGATCTGTTTTAGATAATAAATCTAAATGATCTTCTGTAAAAACTATGTCATTGTCTACAATAATATAATAATCGATTTCTTTTGATGGAACTGGATTATTTACTCCATGTCCAAGAGTTGAAAGAATATTTTTAATAATACATGTATTATTAGTACCAACGCTTGTAAGAATTACACTTTCATTTTTATCACACCATGTTTTCAAGTTTAAAATTTGCGGGATTGTTGTAGAATTTACAGTTTCGCCGAGTGGTAATAGAAATACATTTTTCACCATTATATCCAGTAATTATACTAGTACTCTACGTTAATTTTTAAATAACTTTTTTATAATATTTAATCGCCGCCTTTAGCATAAATTACGAATAATATGAAACGAAAATATAAACAACATATATATAGATCTAATGTCTCTTTTTCAAAATATGGATAGTTCTAATAATATATTAGCATATCAAGAAAATAAAGTAGAAAAAATTAAAATCCCATTTTGGGGAACGAATCCGAATGTATTATTTCAAAGTGAATATTTTTTAGAATTCTTTCCAATAGAAGATATGACTTATGAACAAAAATTAAATGCTTTAACTAGAAGTATTATAGTTTTAACTATTATTGGTTTTTTACTATCACATAGTTTTCGTATTATCTTTATTTCAGCAATTACAATATTAGCTATATTTTTACTTCATTATTATCAACAACGTGAAAGCGATAAATATAAAAAAGTTATAGAAGAACATTTCGAGAACCAGGGTGATGAAGTAATCGCAAAATATGGTATTTCCAAGGAGAATGTATTTGATAAACCGTCTTCATCGAATCCTTTTAGTAATGTTTTAATTACAGACTACGAATACAACCCTAATAAAAAACCAGCCCCACCATCATTTAATCAAAACATCAATAAAAGTATTTTAGCAGAGGCCAAACAGTTAGTTAGTGAATTGAATCCAGATCAACCAGATATTTCTGAAAAACTTTTCAAAGATTTAGGAGAACAATTTGTATTTGAACAATCACTGCGTCAATTTACATCCAATCCTAGTACTGTAATTCCAAACGATCAAACTGGATTTGCTGAATTTGCATATGGTTCAATGGTATCTTGCAAAGAAGGTAATTTGTTTGCATGTGCTAGAAATATGGATAGATACAACAAATATTAAACTCTTGGATATTTAGACCAGCGAAGAATTCAAATGGGACGCCATTAAGCGTCTATTTGCAATTTCGTGGGCAATACCTGAAGATGTGAATGTGAATTGTCCCATTTCAAATCTTCAAAGGTATAAAAACATATTTAATAATTTAAAATTAAATATATTTAACTTGAAATTATGTATTCTACTATATTATATACTATGAGTAATACAACTGATTATTTTTTTAATAATATGGGAAGAATAGGTTCCGATTCTGTTGATAACACACAGAGAAATATTACAAACACTCGTTATGCAAATTACATGTTAAACGATCATTATAATGGACTTTTATCAAATTCTCATGTTGAATTTGCTACTTTAGCACCTTCCGTTAATTTTAGAGGAACTGGTGGTGGTAGCGGTTTACCTGGAAGTGTAGTCGATTTTGATTCTCTCTTATTACTTAAATCAGAACAACAACGCGAATTTGAAAAATTACAATTACATCAACGTCCTTTTGCTACTGTTCCTTATTTAGGAAGAGGTTCAAGTAATCCAGTCTTAGAAGCTCAATTACAACAGGGTGAAACTGTTCGCGATATGAAGAGTGCGTCTACTATTATGGACAAAAGTTTTGTTGAATATAGTAATTATCCACTAATGGATAGTGTTAAAGACCGCGTTACTAATCCAAACTATTCTGTAGAAGAAGCTGCATTAGATGGTTGGGTTCGCGGTGGATTACCATCGCGCGAAGTAGCAAATGATACTACTTATTATAAAAAATAATTTAACGAATAAGTTAACAAATATTTTAACTTGATTCAACTAATATAAACATTTATTTATTGTATTTCATATTATAGTACTATGCAATACAATATTGAGCATACAGTTCATTATACAAATAACTTCGAATATCGTAAATGTATTCGTGAAGTGTTCAATATGGATGCTGAAGGAAAACAGCCGGACTGGAGTAAGATGGATGAAGAAATCGACGACGAGACTAAAGATGAATTAATGTATGATCCGGATGCTATGTTTCAAGGTTTAGATTTTATTTATGACAAAACACAACATAATCCATTGTTTAAAGAATTATATGAAATAGCTGCTGCAAAAATGATTTCAGTAGATCCAAACATAGGACTTGCAGTTATATTTTCTTATGATTATTTTCATCTATTTCATTTATGTTTAGCTGATTTCTTTAAAAATCCCGAGCGTTTTACTCGTGAAAACATAAATTTTGTAAATATGAGAAATAAAATATATTAGTTGGTATTATATTGTATAATATATTATATATAATATTATATACATAATATAAATACATCATAAATGGCATCTACTCGTAATAAAAATACGAACGGAAACTTTGAATTAGAAAACAGGGCTAACCTAGGACAAATGTTATATAATATCGATCAAGGATGCGGTATTCCATATAAATCCTATTTTGCTGATCAATTACATACTAGAGGTGATTTCTTATTATTAAACCGAGATAATGATATACATTCATCTTATGTTCAATACCACGGATACTGTATTCCATATAAATCATTTCATCCTGGAGATGGATTACTCGGTGCAAAAACTGCGAGAGAAGTTATGGCATTTAATGCATGTGATATTGAATCAAAATTATTTGGAATTGGAACTACTAATTTGGTCAAACCTTTACCTGAAATTCAACCAAAGTTTAACGATGTTGATGCTAATTTGCGAGAACTTCAAAGTTTGTCTATAATTGATCGAGTAGAATTGGTCATGCCCGAACCATTGAATGTATCGAAAACCGAAAGATATACATTTTAGATCTTTATTCGCGAGTTTTTCTTGAAAATCGATTCAAATTCTCTTTTATGTTGTTTTTAAATGTATTATTTTTTATGTGTTTGCGATTTCTGTTTAATATTTCTGTTTTTAATACATATATATTTTCAATTATTGGTTCTTGTAATGTATTATCATTGATTTCATTATTCGATATGTCATTTGTTATTTGATTTATACTAGGTTCGTTTATTTCACTAACATTAACATAAAATTTTTCAAAAATAGAAGTTAGATTACATTCGTCTAAATTACCTTTTTCTGGCAATTCATTGCAATCCTCAAATTGAATATTTGCAAGATTTTTTTGCATTTCATATTTTCCGTTTTCAAATATTTTCATAGGAATACGTATACATGCTATTACATAACGGTTGTTATTTGATTCATTCATATTCAATTATATTATTGAATATGACATTATTATTATGAGTTTAACGATTATTCATCAGCGCGTCGTTCATTATCGCGTCTTTTTTGGGTTTTGTTCAGTTTGGATTTTAATGGGTTTAGTGTTGGATTTAATCTTTGTGTTTTTCGCATTGTTTGTGTCTTTTCAATATCTGGTTTATCATAAATTTCAGAAAATGACATTTCATTTTCGGGTGTATCTGTTTGTGTCTCTATAGTATCTGGTTTATCATAAATTTCAGAAAATGACATTTCATTTTCGGGTGGATTTATTTGGGTTTTTTTGGGTTTGACAGTTTGGGGATTTGTTTGTGTTTTTACAACATTCGATTTATCATAAATTTCGGAGAATGATACGACGTTTTCTGGTGCATCTGTTTGGTTTTGATTGATCAATGTATTTGAAAGTTTTATTGGCATTTTTTTGACAAGTTCCAAATACTTTTTTTTAAATTCAAGTGAACCACCCATTACATTAGTATCATCATATGATATTTCATCGTTTAAAAATTGCATTATTTCATTTTTATCAGATTCATATAATCTTTTATCTTTAAAAAAATCATTGAAATCATTACTTATTTCTATATAACGATTAAAATGCTCATCAATTAAATCATCAAGTATTCCATAAAATGACAAAGAATCGTTAAAGTATCTTTTTATATTCACTTGTTCTTGTATAGAATTATTACTATAATCTAGTTTTAACAGCATACCATCGTCGATATTAAAAATTTCATCTAATTTGGTTTTAATATTATCAGTAATATCGCAAAATAATTGCAGTGGAAATACCGTGTAGTTTTGATCTTCTATTGTTATTAACTCATAATTATTTACAAATATATCAGCTACCTTTTTTTCTGCGATATTAACCCAATATAATATACCGGGGTTTAATAAAATATTCATTGGTTCAATATATTTAACATGTATTGATGTAAAGTCGACATTAATATCATTGCCATTTTTATTATTATAAATCAATTCTATTTTTCCTATAGTAAAATCATTGTCTGTGTTTTCTTTAAAAATAATATAATCATTTAGGCTGTAATTAAATTTGAATGTTTTATATTCAATCTCAGCGTGTTGTATTTTTCTTGAAATACCATCAATATTTTGATATACTATTTTTTTTTCATTTATTATGCTTTTAATTTTCTTATAAATATTACCTATCGGTATATTTTTTGTTGTATTCAGTTGCGGGACAGGTCCATTTTTTTGTATATTTTCTAAGGTATCATTTAATTTTACAAATAAATCCGGTATTTCTTTGGTATATATCTTCTCAAATTTTGTTTTAACATCATCGTTTATCTCGGTTATATCATCAAGATTATTCATTTCATTGTTTGTTTGATCTATTATTTTTTTTATGTTTTTAATTTCATTGTTCGCTAATTTAAGCTTTTCATATTCTTTTAATTCTTGTTTAAATTCAATTAATTTATCATTAACATTTTTTTTAAACCGCTGAAGATTTAAATCCACCCCTTCGGGGCTAGGATTTATCTCTTTATCGGTCATTGACCACGAAGAATGTGAATCCGCAGGGCGGATTAAATTCTTAGTTGGTTTAAAATCCATTTATAATAATAGTATAAAATATATTATATTATTATATTTTTTTAACTTCTTCTATCCTAATTAAATTTAACAATAATTTTAACTGTCTCTTTCTTAATACACTTACATGCCGATACTGATAATTCTTCGCGCTTTTTCCTTGTTTTCAAATTCTCGTCTAAACACACTTTACGTTTTGAAGTAGTATTTCGCGCATTCATATCACTTTCTATGATATCATAGTTATTTTCAATAAAATCTAAGATCTTGTTCTCGATCGCCCATTTGAAAAAATTCAATTGTCCAATGGTTGTCTCCATATAATTTTCATCATCATATGGTACTGTAATTCTTTCCCATCGACAAAATGGATCGAAATTACGTTTGCTATATGCCTTAAGCTTTAATTTATAACTATTGTATACCTTGAATCTTATTGGTTCGATATTCTCGTCTTTAATTTCATATACAGTAAAGAATTTTTTGGCAAAATTAGTAACAAACCAGTCTACTATGCGAAGTGATATTTTAGATTCGCCATTTATAATACAGGTCATTCGCTTCAAATATTCGCGATTTTCATAAAATTTCATTAAATTTTTTAATAATAACTCATTTTGAGTATAACAATGATTATTTGCCGACAAAGACATAACGTATAGATGTTGTAAGTAGTAATCATTTTTTATATTCTTTTCTATGGATTTTCATTTTTACGGTTTTTCTTATTTATATCATATTATGCAATTATAGATTCACCCTGATATTTTCCCTTTATTTTTTCGTTGAAAATTTTGATTTGCTCGTCTATATCATATTCTATAGGCAATACCATTTTTAAATTTTTGGATATTCCATCAACACGTTTATCATAACATAGTTGTTCTTTGTTTCTTGAAAATACAATAGATACATATTTTGGTAATTCTCGTTGGTTTTTTTCAGGATATATATCGTTTTCCAAATCATCAACAACTTTGTTAGCTTGTCGCAACTTTTCCATTATCGATACTTTTTCAGATTTTGTCGTTTCCCATATTTTCTCCAATTTTGGATGACCTTCTACGCGAAAATATTCTCTGCTCAATTTTTTTTCTTTATTATATACATTTTGATAATATACAACATATTTACGTAGCATAGATTGTTCAATGCCTTCTGGCAAAGGTCTTGCGTTTTTTTGTCGTTCTCGTTTAGTTCCGGGCATAATGCCTATTGAATTTTGTTCTTGTTCGGTTCGTGTCGCTATACGTAAATTATCGTATGTATTATTAAGTGGATTTCTATCAATATGGTCAACACTAATATCCGCAGTTCCTTTTCCATTACCATAACAACCTGTTATTACTTGATGAATAAATATTGTACCCCCATCTTTTGGAATAGTTGTGCATACATATCCGTTTTGTTGTAAATACCAAGTTAATTTTTCGTTTATTCTTTCTTCAAAATCCAAAATTTCGTTGTATGATTTTTCGCATAATTTTACAATTGTATTTTTTTCACAATACATTAATATGATATTTTGTCCATTTTCTTCTACAATCCATAACGGATTTTTCATTTGATTTGCTGAAATTCCTATACGGTTTGTATGTCCTGTAATATATTTAATTATTTTGTGTTTTTTTTCAATTTCATTATGATATTTATGATATGGAATTACATTACATTTTCGCAAATCATATTTGTTATTATTGTTGAATACATAATTAGTATTTTCTATATCAAAATCATATAAAAATTCTATTAAAAAAAATTTTTTATAATTCAAATTGTAATTTGGATAGTCATAATTTTCATCGTAAATGAAATTTTTTTTGAAATTTAATATTTTCATAAAGTCATGGCAATCTATATAATACTTTCTATCGTTGTATGTAATAATATTACAATTAAGTTCATCGTCAAATGAGTAAGTAGGTGGACATAGTGGTTGGTTTAACATAATATATGTTATATTTATTTATAACATGTATTCTTTATATTATATTATTTAAATTAATTTAATTTTATGATTAATTACTTTTAATTAGAATATGCTACGCCTGCCATACCTGACATCACTCTCAATACGTTGTAATTAACGGCATAGACACGGACCTTGGCAGTGGCAGTGCCTTGAACGGCTCCGGATGAAAGAACAAGTTGAAGAACAGCGTTATCAATTCTTGAGAAGTTGCATGTTCCAGATGGTTGGTGCTCTTCTGGGCGAAGGGCGAATGAGTATACGTTGATACCTGTATCTGGGGCACGGGTGTGGTGTTGGAATGGTTGGACAACATCGAAGTATGAACCTTCACGCTCAGAGAATCTGTCTTGGCCGTTAAGTTGAAGCTTAGCGGTGACAACTGGGTTCTCACCCCAACAGTGCATGTCAAGGGCGGTTTCAGCAAGAACGAATGTTCCGGCATCAGAGACAGATGAACCAGTGTTGGTAACATCGGTGAAAGGTGCCATTTTTGTACCAGCAGATGCCCATTGAACACCAGCGGCACTGGCAGAAGCGGCATCAATAGCACCAGCCATTTGGAAAAGACCAGATGCGGTGACAAAGTTATTTTGGCCATTGGTCTCAAGTGGACCACCGAAAGCATGGATGGCGTTTGGAAGAGCATCGATGGCATCAGTGTAGTTGAATGGTTGGGCACCAAGAGTCTTGTAAAGGACGGTGTTTGAAGTTAATGCTGAGCAGTAATCGACGTTGGCATCAGGTTGAACAACCCAGATTAACTCCTTGCAAGGATGGTTGAAGTTAAGCTTGATTTTGTTTGATGAGGAACCTACTGATTCATCACCAGTGAATTGAAGTTGCTCGAATAAGTATTCGTGTGGGTTTTGTGCCATCTTTCTGCGTTCATCAGTATCAAGGAAGATATAGTCAACATAAAGGGAAGCAGCGACAAGGGATTGTTGGTATGGGGTGATTGATGAAACATTTTGTCCATCAATTGAGGTTAGGGATTTAACAGCCCATAGACATTCACCAATTGGTCTAAGATCAAGGTTGATCTTAACTTCGTGGTATTGAAGGGCAATTAATGGAAGGGCAAGACCTGGGTTTCTGCAGAACCAGAAAAGAAGAGGAATGTAAAGAGTGGTTTCTGGAAGAGCCTTGCGAGGAGCACAGACTTGGGATGGGATTCCAGAACTGACGGAAACACACGGACCATTGATGTCAGCGAACTGTGGGTCAGTGATGTAGGTAAGTTGAGTGGTGTTACCAATCATCTTGTAATAACCTCTTTGTTGTTCACTGGTTAAAGTAACTTGGTTCCAGATGTGCATCCAATCACCGTATTGACGGTCAATTCTTTGGCCACCGATCTCAACTTCAACTTGGGCAACAAGTTGCTCACCGATGAAATCCATCCAACGAGCATATACATCACCAGTACCAATGGTTGTTGACATAGATTGGTTGATCTCTGGAAGAGTTACTTGTAAGTAAGTTCTGTATGCAAGATCACCATTTCTGGAGATAGTGCAGGTAACTCTGCGTCCGAAATCGGCTTGACCAGAGAAAGTTTGTTCGATTGACTCCATAGCGAAGTTTGTGTGTCTGCGGTATGAGACCTTCCAGAAGGTGATCTCAGGAGTGCCAGTAAGGAAAACATCTTGTGCGCCGTAGGCGACTAATTGCATTAGAGCTCCACCCATTTTGTATATATAGTATACCTAAAGAAAAAAAAATCAAAAATAACACAATTAATTAAATTAATTTTATATTTTAATTTTATAAAATATAAAATGTCTAAATATCATTATGTAAAGATTCCAGTGCATAAAACTTAATTTACAAACCCATATTCTTTTCAATGAATTTCTCTAAATAATCTGCCATAAAAACTTCACGTCTACCTTCATGCTTTTTTGTAAAAACATATTGGTCTTCTATTTTTTTTACACTCCAACCATTATCTAAAGCATTCATTATAAATTTCATTTTTTGTTGTATTGCAGAATCTATTTTTATTATACTTGCTTTTTCCATTATACCCTAAATGAAATCTATATAGAATTCAACCAATATAAAATACAAAAAATAACTCTAAAAGTATTTTTTGCTCAAAATATATATAGAAATTATAATATACAACACATATAATCGAATAGTACTAAAAATAATAAAAATGAATCGAAAAAATGATCCAACTATCCATACAATTGACAAAAAACATAGTCAATTAATGGAGAAATTCGAACACAATGAAAATATAATAATACCAAAATTGCTCGAAGAAAAAGCAAAGCTTAAAAAAAAAGCAAAAACTCTTACAAACTCAAAAATCGAAGAATATATGGAATTGCATGATAAAATCAATGCAATCAATGATGAAATTAAAGTTCTCAAGTCTAATAAAAAACAATATTTATTAGAAAATTCTAAGCATATTTTTAATTATTTTGAAGCTAAAAAGAATATATCCAGTGGAGATACAAAAAATGTCAATGTTCTCAATTCTTTCTTTAAAATTAAAGATAAAAATGAAGATGACGATAAATCAGATAAAACTGATATTTCTAAACAATCTATTATAAACTATTGGAAAAACGTTAATAATGAAATTACCAATATTCAAGATTTTGTAATTCCAACAGATATTTGTGTGTTTTGTTCTAAGGGTGAAATGATTCCACAGGACGAAGAGGGTATAATGTTATGTAATAATCCGGCTTGTAGTAAATTCATAAATTATATAATGGATAGTTCGAAACCATCGAATAAAGAACCTCCAAATGAAGTATCTTACACTGCTTATATACGATTAAATCATTTCAAAGAAATTTTATCCCAATTTCAAGCAAAAGAAACAACGCAGATTCCCGAAAATGTAATTAATGACATTCGTAATCGTATCAAAAAAGAACGCATTCAAAATTTAGCCGAAGAATTGAATTATGATAAAATGCGAGATATACTGCGAAAATTAGGATACAATAAATACTTTGAGCATATTCAATATATTAATTCTATATTCGGTATTCGTCCACCAATTATGAGCGAAGAATTACATGAGACTTTATGTATATTGTTTATTGAAATCCAAAAACCGTGGGCGATTCATTGTCCAGCAAATCGCACCAACTTTTTTAATTATACATACACATTATACCAATTATGCGTATTATTAGATCAAACACAATATTTGCCTTATATACCATTAATGAAGGACCGTGAAAAACAAATTGAACAAGATCATATATGGGCCAAAGTGTGCAAAGATTTAGATTGGGAATATCATCCTACAGTATAAATCGTCTATTCTAACTATTCTAACTATTCTAACTATTCTAAATAATATTATAACGAGTTGTAATATTATTATTTACGTTTGGCTCTAAATCTATAAAATTATAGACCTCTTGGGAAACCAACTAGGTTGGCGCCAATACCGAAACCTGCACCACCGCGGGCTGATGAAGCCATGGTTGGTACGAAAACGTCAAGAACTGCAAAAGTGGCAGATGCCATTAAAGCAATGATGACAACTTCCTCGACGTTAAGGGATTTCTTTGGAATAGCATAAGCAGCGATGGCTACCATGATACCCTCAACTAAGTACTTGATTGCTCTCTTGATAAGTTCACCTAAATCGAAGCTCATTGTTATATATATTATAGTATAACAAAAAAATTTGCTAAATGTAAAAATTATTTAATTATACAAAAGTATTATTCATATAAAATATAATATATTCGTTCTAAAACACTTAAACAGTTTTTTTTTATACATGTATAATAATATTTGGAATGTCTAGTTTTGAAAGAAAAAATTTGGAGAACGGAGAAATTAATCCTAAATATATCGACTTATGTGATGAAGATCCACCGATCGCTGGTCAAAAATTTGCATGTATGTCTTTTATTTCTCCTGAAAAAATATTAAAAAAACGTGAGCTATTTATGTTTGAAGAATTTTTAAAACAATGGGATTTCAATAAATCAATGGGCAAAACATTGGATTTTTTACACTTTTTATCTTACAAATATAATTTAAAGGTTGATGATATTGTATCTGATTTTAACGAATTTGTTAAAGAAGAAGAGACTAAACTACGCGAGACCACATTAGACGATGATTTCAAAACATTCATGGATAAAAACGAAGATAAGTTAGGCGAACAATTCAATCGCTCACATGCATTCCAAACGTCAGTTCGTGGATTGAAACTACGCGGCGTATACAATACTCAAGAAGAGGCTGAAATGAGATGCAAGAAAGTTCGTGAAGTGGATTCAAATCACGATATTTTTGTAGGACCAGTTGGTATGTGGATTCCATGGGATCCTGATGCTTACAAAACCGGTCGTGTCGAGTTCATGGAAGAAGAATTAAACCAACTTCATAGCGAAAAGTTGAAGAACGAGGCTAAAGCAAAAGAAGAGTTCGAACGTCGTATTAAAGAGACAAAACAAAAAGCCATTAAGGAAAATATTGAACTTGCAAAGAAGAGTGGTAATAAATTAACTCAATCATTGAATGAAGATGGCAATCTTATTGGTGTTAAGGAAACGATTAATTTCGATGATCGTGAAGTCGCTGATAGTGCTAGTGTTAACATGCGCAATGAACTTTTACGCGATAACTTGAAGAAAGCTTAGATCTAAAATTGAATTGGTTTAATTATATAAAATAAATTTAATATATAATTAAAATGAGTAAATGCGAACATGGAAGAAGGAAATCACGATGTAAAGAATGTGGAGGTGGGTCTATTTGTGAACACGATAAGCACAGATCACATTGTAAAGAATGTGGAGGTTCTGCTTATTGTGAACATGGGAAACAAAAATCACATTGTAAAGAATGTGGAGGTTCTACTTATTGTGAACACGATAAAAGAAAATCATTATGTAAAGAATGTGGAGGTTCTGCGTATTGCGAACACGATAAATTAAAACAATATTGTAAAGATTGCAAAGGTTCTTCTATTTGTGAACATGGAAAACAAAAATCACAATGTAAAAAATGTGGCGGTTCTTCTATTTGTAAACACGATAAGTTCAAATTCGCTTGTAAAGATTGTGGCGGTTCTGCTTATTGTGAACATGGAAAACAAAAAACACGATGTAAAGATTGCAGTGGTGGGTCTATTTGTAAACACGATAAATTCAGATTCGCTTGTAAAGAATGTGGTGGTTCTTCTTATTGTGAACACGGAAAATTAAAATCACGATGCAAAGAATGTGGTGGTTCTTCTATTTGCGAACATGAGAAATTAAAATCACGATGCAAAAAATGCGGTGGTTCTCAATTATGTAAAACCGAAAATTGCGAAACAAGAGGAATTCAAAAGTACAATGGTTATTGCTTACCTTGTTGTATTCAAATACACCCAGAAATAGAAGTATCGAGAAATTACAAAACCAAAGAAAAAGATGTAGTTGACCGTATCACTCAAACATTTGCAAATTTTAGTTGGGTTGCTGATAAAAAAGTTCAAGATGGTTGTTCTCGACGTCGTCCAGATTTACTATTAGATATGGGTTCACATATTATCATAGTAGAAATTGATGAAAATAAACATATAGACTATGATTGTAGTTGCGAACATAAACGATTAATGGAATTATCCCAAGATCTGCAACATAGACCGATTGTATTTATTCGATTTAATCCAGACAGTTATACTAATACAGATGGAATATTAGTAAAATCTTGTTGGAAATTAAATAAATTAGGAGTAATGACAATTAAAAAAACAAAACAAAAAGAATGGGAAGAACATATAGATGCACTGAAAGAACAAATCAAATATTGGATAGATAATCCTAGTGAAAAAACAATCGAAATTATTGAATTATTTTATTAGACCGGTTTTGTCTTGAATTCCAGTTAAAAATTGATCTAAACCTGCCAAAATATTGAAATACTATACAAACAACCAATCAATGACCGAAATTATCAGTAAACTACCAGACGAGTTGAAGACTCATATAAAGGAGTATACGTTATCACCGGACATACGGCTGAAACTGTTCTATGACCGCAATCCTATAAATCACGCAAAATTAATAAAAATGCTTAGGGTGTTTTCATCGAAGCAGTTAGAAGAAATCAATTGGAAATATCTCTATTACAAAGTCTACAAAACATCACCTCCTGGACGATATGATGATGTTAATGATAATTTGGTACCATTTTTCGATATATTTCCGACTCCACCAACGAAAACAGGAAAGCGCGATAATGGCAGTGTATATGAATGGGTACCATGCAAGTTAGACTGTGAACCATTACGCCGATTCCATTTATCTTGCTATATAATTAGATCTGACTGTTATTTTGAAGCTCGAACTGAAGTTGGGCGAAAGCGTACACAATATAGACATATTATCGATGCATGGAAACGCATTCCCAAAGGACATAATACGCCAGAAATTTCAGGATTTCCTGCAGTTGATATGTATATTTACGATATGGAATTCGAACTAATCAAAACTATATATGTATTGTCTAATTACATTTCAAAAAAACAAAAAGAAGCAAAAAAAACACAAAAAAGTAATCTAACTTCCCTCTCCAATAAAAAATAGATACGCATGGCATCTATTTTTTATTTTTATACTCTAATATTCAGTAAATATATTATGGATTGCTCGAAAACAATCGAGACATTATAACCGATTCCATATTATTTTCAATCTTAGTAAATAAACGCCTCAATAACTCTTCATCGCGAAATCGAATTGTATATTCCTGTTGCATCTTATTTCGCCCAATACGACCCATTGATTGAATGATTTTCTGTTGGGTCATATGAGTCAAATCTTTACCAATAAACCCATGACAAAACGAATAATTCGTTCCATAAATATAATCAGATGAAGCAATAATTACATATAATTTTTGTTCATATGCCAATCGTTTCATTATTTCGATATAAGTAGTATTAATATTTGTAGCAAATACACCAATACCCAACAATAATAGCATTTTCATATCATTATCTACGTCCAATTCCATGATTTCTCGTGTAATTTCGTTATCTATCCTTGGAATGAATGCATTCGGTGTTGGTTTTTCAGTCCACGCTGTTTGATGTTCTGTAGTGTTTGGTACATATTTTCGATCTAAGTTAACATTTTTAATTTGACTTCGCAACATTTCGATTTCTTGGACCATACGAGCAATGTCTTTGTTATTTTCTTCCAATCGATCATCTTTTTTAAATTTTTTATCTTTTTTGCCGTCTTCATTCGCGCCACCTCCAGATAAAGATGCCATTTTGTCCTCCATCATTTGCTGTACTTTTGATAATTTTTGTTGAACTTCGTTATTTATATTGATTTTTTCTGTGATACTTTGCAATACGGTAATTGGAATTTTTGAATATTGAATATAGAACTTTCCGATTTTCTCCACATCTTCTGCGATAAATATAGTAGGTCCATCAGTTAATGTATGTGCGTCATTGGTAGTAATTAAAATACCACCTGTCGCAGAAGATGGAGTTTTTTGTACTGAATCCACGCTTTGCGATTTTGTTATAGAATCGCCGTGAGGAGACTGAAGTGGTTTTTCAACTTGAACACTCTGGGTTCTTCTTAAATAATTCGAAGACGGTTTTGGACTATTATCTGGAAATTTAAGTGTTTGTGTTGTAGTTAAATATTGATGAATTTGTTGCCATTTTGATTTATCCAGCCGTTTCAATGACTCCAAATAATATAACTTCAAGGAATTCATTGTTATATCCGATATGC